GGGGGTTAAGTATCTGTCCCCGACGAATAAATTATACAAGTCGGCGTGTGTCTATCAGTTGGAAACAGGTGATTTGAATCCTGCACCATTCGAGAGTGTGAGTGAACACTACCCAAGTGGGACCAAATTTACCGACATCGGTATGAAGATGGTCGGTGACAACATGTACACTATCTATGACGAGATTGACGTCGAGGATGAGGACAGTGACATCTACGAGGATCATGACGAGTCTGAGACTGATTCGGAGATGGCCGACTTTGTTGTTCCCGATGATGATGTACCAGTCGAAGCACCACCCGGACACGAACTTATCGACAAGGCATGGGAAGAATGGAAACCTTCTACTCCAGGTGCCAAGAGCTTCAAGAAAACTGTAGATATGATAGAAACTTATGCACGAAGTTTATGAACCTAAGTGCGTTCTTATCAGTGAAATTAATAATTCGCACCCAGTAGAATGGAATTAGCTGCTATATGGAACCAGGTCGATCACGCCCTTGGTAAACAAGACGAAATAAAGCTAGTCGTTAACAAAAATTTTTGTGGTGAGTGCAACGGAGTAAAAGTTTATACACCAGAGGGATTACCGGTGTGTTCATCATGCGGTCTCGTCGAAGATCGTTTTATTGATGAGTCTCCCGAATGGACGAGTGGTGTGAGTGAAGATGGGAAGGTGAACGACCCGTCACGATGTGGAAATCCAAACTCGAACCCCGAACTCTTTTCACAGGCGTGGGGTAAAGGAACTGTGGTCGCGACGACGATGTCATCCAAATACGAACTCAAACGCATGGCGAAGATTAATTTTCACATGTCGATGAATCACAAGGATCGATCACTGTTCCATGCCTACAAGGATATAGATGAAGCGTGTCATACACTTCCAGAGTCTATACTCAAGGACGCCAAGATGATGTACAAGAAATTCGACGACAGCAAACTCACCAGGGGTGCGGTTCGTACGGGTATCAAGGGGAACTGTGTTTTGTACGCGTGTAGATTGTCGAAGGTGCCTCGAACGACCAAAGAGATTGCCGACATGTTTGGAATTCAGAGTAAGGATATGAGTCGCACAACACAAATGTTCAAGGAAACCATCATGGGAAAGACTGAAAAGAATTACATGACGAAACCTTGTGATGTCGTACACAGGTTACTGGGAAACTTCAACGCTGGACAGGTGTACCGACCAGTCTGTACTAAGATGTGTAGCGAGATTGAAGACTGTGTCGAACTCATGAGTAAAACACCTAACAGTATCGCATCTGCTGTGATATTGATAGCACTCAAAGGTGTTCACACGAAGAGTGAGATTTGTTCGACGTGTGGTGTTTCGGTACCCACGGTAAACAAGATTGAAACTATTATTAAAAAGCACTTAGAGGCGAAAGGCGTGAAATACTAAAATGGTGAAGGTATTTCTATCGACGCCATGCTATGGAGGGTTGTGTTTAGATAAATATATGATTAGTGTAATTAAGCTACAGCTTCTCCTCATAAATAAGGGTGTTCAACTCATGATCGATACGACAGAGAATGAGTCACTTGTACACCGAGCTCGTAATGTTGCTGTCGGGCGGTTCATGCAAAAGACTGACGCCGACTATTTCATGTTTATAGATGCGGACATCGACTTTGATCCTGAATCCGTTGTCAAACTTCTAGAATCTGATCATGATATCGCCGTCGGATGTTATCCCAAGAAGGTTGTCATGTGGGATCAGGCAGCCGATGCTGTAAAGAGTGGTGATGATAGAGACATGGCTATGCTTTCATCGAGTCTTGTCGTCAACATTGGATCTGCGAGACGTTCTGTTGAAAATGGTTTCGTTGAGATCCTAGATGGCCCGACTGGTTTCATGTTGATTAAGCGGTCTGTCTTTGAGAAGATGCATGAAGAGTATCCGGAACTATGGTGCAAGAATGATCATCAGAACCGAGATTTCGACGACTATTGTGCCGTATTCGACTGTATGATCGATCCCGATACGAGACGTTACCTGTCAGAAGATTACGCATTCTGTCGTCGCTGGCAAAAGATGGGTGGAAAGATTCATGCACACATTCACACGACACTGGGTCATATCGGAAATCTACCCTTCAGTGGGTGCCTTAGTGATAGGCTTAAGGTTTAGACGTGAACGTTTATAAATGAAGTTTGCCACTCTCATTGTCACTAGGTCCAAGTCGTGTCACGTGAAGACACTTCATACGATTCTTCGTATGAATATCGCGTGTATACAAAATGGTCACAAGAATGAAATCTCTTTCGTAAACGATGACCCATTCGCGAAGGCTAAAGCTATCGAGAAGCTGATGACGATGAGTGATCGGATCCTTTTTGTTGATTTTGGAATCGGTATCGACGAGGTGAGCATCCAAGAAATGTTTAAGATGAGTGAAGATGTCGGATGTTTGGTCTACCCCGGTGTTAAGGAGGGTATCGATTGGGCAATGTTCAAAGACAAAGTGCGATCCGATGTTGATGAACCGAGACATCAGATGGGTCTTTCTTTTGATACGGATGTTGATGAGAAGATTTCAGATGACATCTATACGGTGAAGAATACGTCGGCTCGTGCTTGGGTCATGAACTGTAAATCGGTATCCGATACACTGAAGTCCTATGACGGTGATAAAAAGTTTGGAGCCACCCTGATCCCCCCTAGAACAGATATGATGTTTTTTAAATTTAGAGAACTTGGTGTTAAAATTATTGCATTTACAGCGGCTAAGTTAACCATGACCTATGGTCACGAATGTATCAGCAGTCTGATTAATTCTGCAGGGGTTAAATCTACATAAAGTTAACGGACGTATACTTACCATGAATGACTACGTCAAGGAATTTATTCTGAAGACGTGGGGCACGAAGGATAGGTTTCCCGGTCCTCAACCTATATCCATCGAATTCAAGCATTTTCCCATACTACGAAACAATGACTATGTCGTATGCGAAAAGACTGATGGTGTTCGCCACATGATGGTGGCTCTCATGTATGAAGGGAAGAAACAATGTGTTTTCGTAAACCGGAATTTTCAGATGTTTTCTGTTCCTCTCCATTTCAAGAAGTCAATCTTTGATGGGACGATCTTAGACGGTGAACTATGTGGTGAGACGTTCTTAGTCTATGATACCGTCATGGTTGAAGGTAAGATTGTGGGTCACCAAAACTTCTTGGACCGTTTGGATCATATGGAACGAGTGACCAAGGGACTCATCGGTCTCAAATCTGATCGTGTCAAGGTGAAGATTAAAAAGTTTCATGTCATGAAGGAATTCAAGCATTTCATGAACGACTATCTTCCAACGGTCAAGGAGCCAATCGATGGTCTTGTGTTTACACCCGTCAACGAACAGGTTTTGATGGGTACTCACGAGACGATGTTTAAATGGAAACCCAAAGAGAAGAACACTATCGATTTCTTGGCAAAGGTGGATGAACGAGGTGTGTGGCGTTTGTATGTACAGGATAAGGGGAAGTTGTACATGGAAGGTGAAATCCCAGCAGACAAGGTGGCTGTCACACCACTCTTGGAAGATGGGGCGATCTTGGAATGTATGTACATGGAAAATGATGCACCCATGTGGTGGAAGCCATTGTTGAAACGCGAAGATAAGAATTATCCCAACAATCGGAGAACGTTTTATAGGACACTCGTCAACATCAAAGAGGATATCAAGATGAATGAGTTTTTAAAGTGTACATGAGTAGATAGTGTGGAGCCATGATGGGTAGTTTTTCAGATCTAACTACATCATCATCTTTGTAATACCAGTGGTTGTCCGTTTTAGTAAATGCCAAATAGTGTCCACCCCTCTGAACACCCATATGTATGGCAGATGCTACGAGTTCGTATTCATGATCATCGATGGAAATGTTCTCGACCACTTCGAAATACCCCCTCTTGTCAAAGGATATCATCAATACAGATGGATACTCTGAGAAGAGACACCTCGTCGTCGCCACATGATGTACTTTCCCGTCATCATCCTGGTAATCATTCAGTACGTTCCATTTCAGACTATTCTTCATCATCTCTCCCAGACTCGTTGACGTTGAAGTTAATATGTGAATACTGAACATCTCTTCGTGTGATTTCTTTCCGCCGGGCCATATAGTCTCCTGAATTTTCTTACCGTAGAAATGCTTCTTCAACACTGGCAACGAATTTTCGAGTATGTCGATAATACAGAGTATGGCTTCTTGTGCATCATGTTGTCTCCCAATGACAAACCTTGGAAACTTGTTGACAAATTCTTCCAAGAGGCTATTCACGTTGAATGTAATTTTGAGTGTGTCATCCCAATACTTCCTGGTGAATTCTGAAAAGCCCTTCGTGAAAGAACATGGTCCGTTGTACCCTCGCTCAACAAATATAGATTTTATGATGGGTGCGTGTACCAGACATTGAAGAGATGTATTGAAGTAGCATGTGTTTCCAACATTGAGTATTCCCTTCATTACATTTTTTGTATAAAAAACACTTAAGACTAAGACGCATCTTGAGAATTGTAAGAAATAAAGATGAACATTGAAACGGTCCACAAAAAGATTCACAAGGTGTTCGGCGATCACCAGAATGATCCGAACATCGAAGTTGAAATGCGTCTCGGGAAGTTTAATGGAAAACTTTTCGACACGAACGTTGGGAAGGAGACCTTTGACAAGATCTACCGAGCCTTGGTAAAGTATCAGGGTTGGGAAAAGATTTACACCACCCAGGAAGAAGTCTTTTACCGGGATCGAGACAATATTCGTATGTCGATCGATGAAACCTCTGGTGATCAGAAGGTTGTTCAAAAAACTTCGGTCCACAAAGAGGACATCAAACGAATTAAGGGTGTTCCCTATGACGTTCGAATTGCCTTCAGTAAGGAGGTACCGACTGAGATTGATGATTTCAGTGACATGGACCGGAAGCGTACCAAGCACCGCCAATCCTTTATCCGTAAGAACCTTTCCATCGATCTAACGATGTCAACTGGGGATGCAGTAGATTTGGATGCTGAAGACATGACCGATTACCAAATTGAATTTGAAATCATCAAACCCGAAGACGTGAAGAGTAAGAATGAGTTATTGAACATCATTCAAAAAGTAAATGATCTGTTCAAGGTATTTTAAAGTCCCGCGGGGCTATCATAGGAGCCGGTCACATCGAGACCCTCCAACTGCATACCCGAATCAACAAGCTCGATCTTCTCCTCCTTCATACCGGGGAGGGGGAGGGGAGCGTTCTTCATGGGAACAGGAACAACCATCACAGACTCTTCCTCCTCCTCAACAACCTTGGCGGGGGGAGCTTCCTTCTTGAGAAGCATGATACCCCATACGATCAGCATGAAGACAACAGTGTGTAAGACGAGGCCACCGAATTTGGGGCAGCCGTTAGGACCGGCGACCCATTGTCCGAGGAGACGACGCATTAGAATAAACGTTTGAGGGTTGGCGATGACGAAGAAAATCAACGCAGACATCAGAGAGATGAGAAATTTCTCTTGACCTTTCTTGCCATTGCACCCACATCCACAATCTTTAAAGAGACCCATTTTATTTTACCTGGAGAAAAAAATATACTTAAAGTTTCGAATCCTATAGAATATATAACCAACCAACAATGTCGCTTGCCATCCAAAAGTTTTCCGATTTCAATGCCAACAACATTTCCTTCTCCAAGCTTCGTAAGAACAAGAACGGAGGAAAGGCTGTCTACCTCAACAGTAGCGACAACAAGAAGATCTTCGTCCAACTCCCCTTCATGCGTTCCCCCTACGGTCTCAGTGTCTACACTGATGAGGGTACTGGGCGAACGAGCTACTCGCTAGACCTCTCCTTTGATCCCGACAATGCCGACTCTGTCAAGTTTCATGAGGCTATGTCCCAACTCGATGAGCTTGTTGTCAACATGGTCGCTGATAACTCCAAGGAGTGGCTCGGTAAGAAGTTCAATGTCGCTGTCCTGAAGGAAGCTCTCTACAAGCCCATCGTTCGTGTTGGCAAGGAGCAGTACCCTTCGACCATGAAGCTCAAGATTCTCACCAAGAGTGATGGATCCTTCGTCCCAGAAGCGTACAACATGCAGCGTGAGCGTGTTTCGCTCGACACGATCGAGAAGGGTCAGAAGGTGCTGGCCATCATTGACCTTAACCAGATCTGGTTCATCGATAACAAGTTCGGTGTGACGATCCGCTTGCAGCAGGTACTTCTTGAGCAGTCTGAGAAGCTTCCTTCGTTCGCCTTCCAGGGTCTCGACCTTCCCGAGACTAACGGTGTCGAAGTTGATGTGGAAATTGATGAGGAGCCCGAAATTGACGAGTAAAAAAAATATACACACACAATAGATGAAAAACATTATCACCATCGCACTCTTATTCGGGATCATCTATGGTTCGTTAGAACCTGAACATTTCGAGTTTGAGAGTATCCTCGATCCGTTTTACTTTTCGTTCACGACGATGAGTAGTGTTGGCTATGGGGACTATACACCGAAGACGAACCTCGCCAAGGTGTTGGTCATGTGTCAACAGGGTATGATCCTGAACGAACTCGTGTTTTAGATACACATTGATAAGAAGGTACCAACCTTCTCTTGAATGTCTAAAAATATGTCGCGTACTAGTAATATGAACGCCCAGGTGAAGACGCTTCTCAGGGGCAAAAAGGCGTGTGATCCCGCGTCACATCTTTGGTTGAAAAAGAAGAATGGGACCATGACCAAGGGTTCCGTAAAGATTGGCGAAGGCGAATATGGTAAGGTGTATCGTGGGTGCGTTGATGATGACTGTAAAAAGTACATCGTCTACAAGGAAATCAGGACTCCTTCGTTGAGTGAAAAGACGAACAGTCAACCCCTTGCGAAGTTTAGGGCGGCACTCGATGAAATCAGTCCGAAGATGGAATTTACCATCGCGAAAAAGTTGGAGGGCTTCGGAGTTCCCAAGATGTACCTCTACAAGACATGTGACAAGAGAGACATTCTTTATTCTGAGTACGTGAATGGTAAAGAATTCAGGGAATGGATAATGACGCAACCTACTCTCCCAGCTATAAAATCTGTTATGGCTCAGATAATCTACAACCTCTATCGTATCCAGAAGAAGTATCCCGGCTTCCGTCATCATGATCTCCATGGTGGGAATATTCTTGTTCGACCAGTTCCCGTGAAGGATATGAAAATCATAGGGTCTACGATTTCGAATGCAGGGTTTGAAGCTGTCATAATTGATTTTGGATTTTCAGTCTTCCCGAGAATTAAGAATCCTCTCATCAATACCAACAACTACAAGAACATCGGCATCTCGAGAAAGTCTGACAAACATTACGACTTACACTTTTTCTTGAACTCGATCAATCATCTACTCCGTCAGCCACGGACAACGACCGAACGCACCGTGAAGACCTTCATTGAAAACCTCTTACCCAAAGACTATCTCATGAATAGGTCGAATGTTGTCCAGAACTATCGATTGAGGGGTAACAAAAAGGTGAATCTGAGCTTTGAGGAGGTTCTGTCTAAACCTTTCTTCACTGGTGAAACGAAGATCCCTTTGATCAAACCGAGACGTAAGCCCCTTATTAAAATCAAAACTCTTAAACCAATAACACCAGTGAACAAGGAAGCGGCTAAAGCGAGGGCAGTCGCAATTCTCAAGGCGGGTAAAGCGAAACCCAAAAAACGCCCCGGTATCGTTAGAGTACGACCTTGAAGATTCGTTTCGTACCTTCATCGATCATAGACAGTACCTTAAACTTTGGAGTCTTGATGAGTTTCTCACCACTTTTAGTCATGAACGATTTCATCCGTTCAACTTCACCACGGGGCATTTTCCTGGTGTACTTGAGCGTGACATTCTTGTTTCCGATGGATAGTACAGTTGAAGACATTTTTAATATCTACCTATACTAAAATATGATCGCGTTCGCCGTTCTCATTCTCGTCAATGCCTACATTCTAATGAAGACTGGTACTACCCAGGCTGTAGCTCCCGGGGAAAAGGGATGGACTATTTTCGGGACCATGGGGTGTGGTTGGACTCGGAAACAGCTTGAACATATGAAGAAGGTCAAAAAGCCTTTCACATTTGTTGACTGTGACAAGGGTAACTGCGAAGATGTCGACGCGTTCCCTACGATTGTTGCTCCCAACGGTGAAAAGCATGTTGGTTACAAAGAGGTTTAACAACCACGGAGTACCATCAGAGCGACCGAAAGAAGAAATGCGTCAAGTAGAGACTTGATAGGTTTAAGTACAGTGATGTGCTTTACCAGGGACTCGTTCCAGAGAAAGCGAAGAAGGAAGGTGCTGATGAGGATGATGACTGTATACAGTATCACGAGCTTCACACGGTCTTCGGTCTTCTTTGTGGCGGCAATATCAAGGATCATTTATAATATAGGAACATAATATAAATGAGCCGTCGTCAGCCGCCACTGAGCGGTTCTGAACCCACCTTTACGAATAAGTACTGGGGAACGTCGATTGGTATAGGTAACAACAACTGCTACGCGTACGCTGTCGGTGATTACGAAAAGTATCGTCACCAGAAGAGTGTACCGGGAGATAGAAGTGGTCGCTCCAAGTGGTATCATTCGTACACGAACTGTAAAAATCTACCACAACGCGTCGTTTCTGACAATCCCAAAAAGGTCTACGTCGTCAAGGGAAACACCAGATGCAAGAAGGGGTACTACAAGGTCATGATGTTTGTGACCGGTAAAAAGAAGATGACACCATTCAATAACGGTGACTTTCATTTTTACAAACAGCATGGCCTGGTGGAATATCGTCCAAAAGATGGAGACACAAAGACCAGCATCGCTAAGTTCTTCAAGGTGTCGACGCGTAAAATACCGACCGTCGTGGTGGGTAAGATTATGAAGATACGAGTGAATGTCTTCAGTCATAAGCGAGGTTGGGCTACTGGCCCTTTGTTAAAGGATGCGAAGGGGCAGGTCATCAAGGATCCTAGAAAGGCGAGTCGAAATTATGGCAGTTTAAATTACAATACGTATTGTAGCTCATTCTGTGTCAAGAACAAGGGGATCAATGTCGGCAAGACTCGATCCAATATCCGAAAGAAGAGCGTCTAGGTCAACGACATCCTCAACGTCAAATGATATATCAAAGATATCCATCACGTTGAATATCATATCGTCATTCATCGATATGACATTCGATGTCGCGTTGTAATTGTTCTCGACTGTCAGTGTAACCTTAAAGTTGGATACATCGAACACCTTTCGACATTCTGGACATGTATTCTTACCTTGTTCTTTCCACTGCTCTATACATTCTGAGTGAAACACATGTCCACATCGAAGTGGGGGATTGGTTCGGGTCATCCTAACCTGGTTTAGACATATAGAACACGTCGACATTTCCCTGGTTTACACAACTAAACTTTTTTTAATATATACCCGCAACCTTAAGGAGAGGCTTGTCACACCTTTGGCAGTTGCCATCTTCGGCGACAACCTGTTGGTTGGTCACGACATCGATGAGTTCGGGACCCTTGCTCTGGAGAAGTTGGCGGTACTTGTAGTTGTCGACGTAATCGACTTCATTGTTGGTCATGATGTAATTGTTCAAAAGTCGCGAGGAAGTGTTGATGGTGAAACACCTCCCGTCGGCCATACCAAGTCGTTGAGACATTTAATATAAAAT